TGATGCGTGGTCGGCCACGATCATCGACAAGACGGGCAGCGGCGCTCTCGTCGGCACGCTGCAGGCCAACTTTACGCGCCAGTACAATCCGCAGCCCGCTTCCTGATCATGCCCGTCACCGAAGGTCTGCTTACGCTCTACCAGCTTGACACGACGATGCTCGGTGTCGGCGGGCAGTTGTTCTACTTCACCAGCGCCAGCGACTTCGACACACCCATCATGCGCGGCGGTCAGCTTTACACGCCGATCCCGATGGACGCTTCGGGCTTCGAGATGACGACCAAGGGCGCGCCGCCGCAGCCGACGATCACGATTTCCAACCTGTTCGGCGCGGGCAATCTTCTGATCGACAACTACAACGGCCTGATCGGCGCGGAGGTGACGCGCTTCCTGACCTTGCGCCGCTTCCTCGACGATGGCGCGACGCCCGATGCGCACGCCTACATCACGCTGGACAGGTTCGTGGTGGCGCAGAAGACCTCGCACACCGCCATCTCCATCACGTTCAAGCTGGCGACGCGCATGGATCAGCAGGGCACGCAGTTGCCGCGCCGGCAGATCCTGCGCGACGTTTGCAGCCACACCTATCGCTACTTCGATCCCGCGACCGGCGACTGGAACTACAGCAAGGCCACGTGTCCCTACACCGGCCCGATGATCTTCGATGTCAACAACGTGCAGTCGAACGATCCGGCCGTCGACCAGTGCTCGCGCTCGCTGATCGGCTGCCAGTTGCGCTTCGGGCGCTTCGCCCCGCTGCCCGCGCGATTTTTCCCTGGCGTCGGAAAGGTGAAATGATGGCCGTTTTAAGCCCCATAGATTTGAACGTGCTTTTATGCGAGGCGCTGGGGCTGGAGCCTGACCGCGTGGCCGGCATCGTCATCACATGCAAGCCGGCACAGGCACCAACGGTCGAGGTGACAATGTTCGTCACAGACGACGTGAGCGCGCCGCTGTCGCACGTTCTCAAACGCTGTGATCTGGCGCCCAAGCCATGATAGCTCTTTCGCCCGCCCGCCTCGGTGGATCGCCCAGCTTTCCGGCAAGTTGGACGCCGCAGGTCTTCGAAGCGGCATACCAGCACGCCATCGAAGCCTATCCCAAAGAGGCGGCGGGGATGGTGGTCGACGGCGACTATGTGCGGCTCGACAATCTCAGCACGTCGCCGGATCACGATGTGGTGCTAAGCGATGCCGACCTGATCCGCGTCGCCAACGCCGAGTTGTTTTTTCACAGTCACCCCGACGCGCCGGCCTGCCCGAGCGAACAGGACATGCTCTACCAGGAGCAGCTCGGCATCCCGTTCGTGGTCATCTGCCTGCCAGTGTTCGACCTGTTCTGTTGGGGCGACATGCTGCAACGCGCCCCGTTGCTCGGCCGGTCCTTCCGCCACGGGATCAACGACTGCTACTCGCTGGTGCGCGACTTCTACGACGAGTACGGCATCGCGCAATTGCCCGGCAAGGCGCGCGGCTGGGGATGGTGGAACAAAAATCAGAACCTCTATGTCGAGAACTTCGAGCGCGCCAACTTCGTCGCCATCCCGCCCGATGAAGCGGTGCGCAATGGCGACCTGCTGCTGTTCAAGTTCACCTTTCCGGTGCCGATGCACGCCGCCATCGTGATCGAGCGCGACCTGCTGATGCACCATATGTCGGGCGACAAGCCCTACGACCCGACGCGACTGTCGGTGGCGGTGCCGCGCACACGCCTGATCCGCCACGCCGTGATGGGGCTGCGCCAAAAATGATCCGCGATGTCTACCTGCACGGCGCGCCCGGTCGCACGTTTGGTCGGCACTTCCGGCTCGACGTAAGCTCGCCCGCCGAGGCTGTGCGCGCGCTGATCATGCTTCGGCCTGGCCTGCGCACGCGGCTGCGCGAAGGCTGGTGGCGTGTGATCGTCGGGTCGCCGCACATCAGCAACGCCGTGCCCGTCGATTACATCCTGATGACGATGGGCAATCAGCCCTTGCACATCGTGCCCGCAACGCGCCCAGCCGGCGGCGACGTGGGCGAGATCGTCGTCGGCACAGTGCTGGTCGCGGCGGCGGTGGCCCTTGTCGTGTTCGCTCCCTACGTCGCCGCCGCGCTCGGTGCGGCTTCCGCGACCATCGTGGGCGCCGGCGTCTCGGTCGGCCTGACCGGCGTGTCGATGGTTGCGGGCGGCATTGCCGGCCTGCTGACCTCGCCGCCCACGGCCAGGACACCAACGGCCAACGCAGCACCGGCCGATCAGCCATCCTTTCTGTTCAACGGCGTCACCAACAACAGTCAGCAGGGCAGCCCGGTGCCGCTGGTCTTCGGCACGCATCTCGTGGGCTCCATCGTGGTCGCGGCCGGCCTCAACTCCGAGGATATTGCGCCGTGAGCAGCGACGATGGCATCCGCATCGAGAACCATCTGGTCGCCAAAAAGGGGGCGGGCAAAGGCGGCGGGTCGACCGCGACGCCCTATCAGCCGGTGGTCTATCCCAACACCATGCGCAGCATCTCGACGGCGCGCATCGTCGAGGTGTTGAGCGAAGGCATCATCAAAGGCCCGCACGGCGGCGGCTGGGAAAGCGTCTACTATGACGGCACGCCCGTGCAGAACGTCGCCACCGGCGGTTTCAACTTCACGATCCTTGAGGGCTATGCGCGCTATGGCGCGCCGTTTCAGGACCCGATTCCCGGCTACTCGCTGTCGGAAGCCGAGTTTGCGGTCGGCGTCGAGCTTACGCCGCCCTACGTGCCGGTGACGCGCCGGCTGTCGACCTTGGGCATCTCGGCGGTGCGCTTCGAGTTGCGCATCCAGCAGCTTTACTCCACCGAGACCGATGGCGACATAAACGGCAGCAGCCTCGAGTACGCCTTCGACATCAGCATCGACGGCGCGCCCTGGTACACGGCGGTCTATGAGACGATCTGGGGCAAGACCATGTCGCCCTACATGCGGGCGATCCGGGTTCAGTTGCCGTACTACGCCGAGAGCGTCGACATCCAGATGGTGCGGCTGTCGGACGTGGAAAATCCGGGCGAACAGAAGACCTGCTTTTTCAGCAGCTACACCGAAATTCAGGACGGGATGATTTCCTACGACGACACCGCGTTGTGGGCCGTCACCATCGATGCGCAGTCGTTCCCCACCCTGCCGTCGCGCGGCTACCTGCTCGACGGCATCATGCTCAACGTCCCGTCGAACTACGATCCTGTCACCCACGCCTATGCCGGCGATTGGGACGGCAGCTTCAAGCTCGCATGGACCAACAATCCGGCGTGGGTGCTCTATGGCCTGCTGACCAATGAACGGTGGGGGCTCGGCACTCAGATCAACCAGTCGGCCATCGATAAGTGGTCGTTCTACGAGGCCGCCGTCTTCAACGACAATCCCATCGCCCTGCCCGGCGGCGGCAGCGAGCCGCGCTACACCTGTAACTGCGTCATCAACACCACACAGGACGCGTGGACCGTGCTCACCGCCGTCGCCTCGACGATGCTGGCGACGGTCTATTTCGGCAGCGGCACGGTGTTCCTGTCGCAGGATCGCCCCGGCACCGTCGAGCGCGCCTTCGGCACCGCCGACATCGAGAACGGCATCTTCGAGTATGTCGGCACCGACTATCGCTCGCGCTGGACGGCGGCGGCGATCACGTGGAACGACCCCGACGACAGTTACAACCAGGCCGTCGAGCTTGTGCCCGATCAGGCATTGGTCGGGACGCAGGGCTATCGCGAGACGCAACAGACGGCGTTCGCCTGCACGTCGCGCTTTCAAGCCATCCGCTACGGGCGCTGGCTGATCTACACGTCCCAAAACGAAACCGAGACGGTGACCTTCAACGTCGGCCTGGAAAATGCCGACCTGCGACCGGGCGATCTGATCGGCATCAACGACCCGTCGCGGGCTGGTGCGCGCCTCGCCGGCCGCCTGCTGGCCGATGATGGTCCCGACACGCTCACGCTCGACAAGACGCCGCCCGCGCTCGAAACGGGACCGTGGACGCTGTTCCTGACCTTGGGCTCGGCGGCCCAGGCGCAGACGCCGACGCTGGTGGCGGTCGGCCTGATCGAAGTCTTGGACAACAATCAGATTCGCGTATCGGGCAAGCCGGCGGGCGCGGTGGCGGACGTGAGTTGGATCGCCTCGTCCCCGATGATCAACGTGCGAACGTTCCGCGTGAACTCGATCAGCGACCTGGGCGGTGCGAAATATCAGGTGCTCGCGACCGAGTATCACGCCGAAAAGTGGGCGTATGTCGCCTTCGGCATCAACCTGCCGCAGCCGCCCTTCTCGCTGATCCCGAAGGGGCCGCTGATCGGCCCGACCAACGTCAACGACGCCGAGTTCATCTATCGGGACGCCTCGGGCTCGGTGACTTTCGGCATCATCCTGACATGGACCGCCTCGGTCGATGCGCGCGTCGCCAATTATCAGGTCGAATTGTCGGGGCCGAATGGCGACTATCGCCGCTTCCCGCTCGTCACCGGCATCTCGCAGGAAGTGCTGGCGATGCGCCAGGGCGAATGGCTGGCCGTCATCACCGCGTTCGACAACATCGGCCGCAGGGCGGCTCCGGTGTCCTACCGCTTCACGCCCATCGGGCTTTCCGCCAAGCCGCTCGCGCCGACCTCGCTCTACATCACGCCGCAGGGCGGCAACCTCTCGACGCTGCTGTGGACGGTCACGGGCGAGATCGATGTCGCCTATTACTGGATCAAGTGGACGCCCAGGCTGACAGGCGCGTCGTGGGAGCGCGCCACGACCAGCATCGCCCGCGTTGACTACAACACCACGCAGATCAACACGCCGACGATGGCGGGCACGTTCATGGTCAAGACCATCGACAGTCTTGGGCAGGAGAGCGACGAGTGGGCGGAAGCGATTTTGCAGCGGCAGCAGACCGAGACCTCGATCTTTTTCAACGAGGCTCAGCAGCCGGCCTGGGCGGGCGACCTCGGCTCGTTCTGGCATCACAATCTCGACGAGCTTCTGCTGCCGCCGCCGAGCGCGCCCGAACTGTTGCCGCCCGACATTTTCGTCAGCGACCGCGCGACGACGCTCAACCAGTCACCGACCCGCGTCGGCATCTATGGCTT